GTGAAACAACAGCTTAGCGAGGGTTCGGCGGCCGATGCCTACGCCGATGCCTACGCGCTACACTCCCGCCCCGTGGGGTAGCGCAGCCTGGTAGCGCGCCGGGCTCATAACCCGGAGGTCGAGGGTCCGAATCCCTCCCCCGCAACCATGCACCCCAGGCCCGACAAGCGCGATCCCTCGCGTGCGGATGACGGCGGCGGGTGCGCCACTACCCCGAAGCCTGTGCAGGGTGGGCTCATGCCCAGGTCATCAGGCGCCTACGCCTCGCCCGTCGTCGCCGCCGCAGACCCCTGCGCCAGCTCCATGAACCGCGGCAGGTCGCGCCCCGGCGGCCAGCGGTAGGCCAGCACCCGGGCGCGCGGGAAGGCGCGGACGTTGACCGCGTTGCCCTGGTTGCCGCCGAGCACCAGCAGGTTCCCGGCCGCGTCCTCGCCGACGACAAGGCCCACATGCCCGCCGCCCTGGCGCGCGAACACGACGACGCAGCCGTGCGCCGGACGCTCAAGCGGCTGGCCCCAGTCGGCCCACGCACGGGCGCGCATCCAGAAGCGCGGCAGGGCCACGCTGGCGGATCGCATCCAGGCCGCCACGGCAACGCCACACCAAGGCGTCTCGTCGTCCGTCCACCATGCGCGCAGGTCGACCAGCCAACGCTGAATGCGCGGCGCGGTCGGTGCGCCCGGGATCTCGCGCAGGCCGATGTCGTTGCGGGCGGCCACGAGCCACACGGGATCAGCGGGCTCGGTCCAGTTGTCGATGGTGCGCGGCATGGTCAGGCGTCCTCGCGCTGCCACCGCGGCGCCGGCGCCTTCGCCTGCACCAGCTCGACCGGCGGCGCCAGCGCGAACCAGGCCGCCGACAGCACCAGGCAGGCCAGCGACGGCCAGAGCAGATCCGGCCGCAGCGTGGCGGCCACCAGCACGAGCAGCCCTGTCCCACCGGCCACCGCGGCGCCGAGCCTGTCGACGAACTTCGAGTCGCGCGTCATGCGCGCCGAGACGACGAAGGCCAGCGCGGCGAGCGCGAGGCCGATGAAAGACAGCAGGACAGTCATTCGGTGCCTCGTTTCGGTCGGATCAAGCCCACGGCCCAGTCGATCAGCGCGCCGACCTTGTCGTGGCGCCACGCCAGCAGGAAGGACAGCGGCGGCAGCAGCACGTCGACGGTGGTGCCC